TTCTAGGTATTCGTCTACAAAATCCATGCTCTCGACCTCACCAGCCTCGTTAACATAGCCCTTATCTTCGCACCAACTAATATATCTTTTAATTCCACTCATTTTTACTCCCTAAAATTGAGGCTCAAACTCTATGCCTCTATCCACTAAAGACTTGAAATGCTCTGCTTTACTTTTGTAAAACAAAGCATCACTAAGTCTATCCTCAAAGTCAGCATCTAAGTATAGATTGTATAACCTTTTATGTTCCATTGCACAGTCTAACAGAGCATGTCCAACTTCCCAATTTCTACCAGTCATATCAATCATTGAGTCTATTATACATCAAATCAAACTCTACATCTTCTCTCGTTGGTGAGTTAGCACCTAAGTATTTCTTAAGTATTAACTCTGTATCTTCCTCAATAAGTCTTAGCCTTTCAATACGCTCATCAATCTCTCTCTTGAGTTTCTTCTTAGCCTTATTCTTACGAGTCAACTCTACTTCCAACTCCTTTACCCAACCTTGACTTGTTGCTCCCTTGATGTTCATTGTGTGTACTCCTT